TCGGTAAGACTCTCCTGAATTACTACACCGATACATTTAGTAGATGGGTCGAAAGATAAGGTGAAAGTTACATCATTTCCCGTTAAATGTAAAATTTCTACTGTTTTGGTTGACACAGTGACGGCGTCCAATACATAGTTGATAGTACCACCTGTGAGAGGCCCAACGACATACTCGTCACATGTGACGTTCGCAGGAAGATAAGCTGTTGCCGTCGGGTTCGTGTAGACTATCGTAGTTTTTGAGGCATCTGCAGATGAACAAACCACGGTCGAAGAGTGGGGGATAAGCTGCGGATGTTCGCCGTTGATCAGGTCTGTCAGCTTCGCATAATGCTTTGTTTTCAGCGCCGTTACTTCGTCCGTGATGTTGCTATTAGGATAAGACGCATCCCAATTGCCAATACTGCCGCTGAAAGCAGCTTCAATGTTATCTTCGCGGCGGTTTGCACGGTTCACCTCGGCGTCGATACGCTTACCCAGAGCGGTATCTGCAGTTTCACGCGCGGACTGCTCGGCAGTGATTTTGGCATCCTGTGCGGCCTGTCCTGCCGTGTAGGTCGTCTCAGTGACGAACCCGCTCACGTCAGGGATAGCACCATTCAAGCGGGTAACTTCCTGCGAAATCGTCTGCCCGGGGTGCTCCGTGTTCCAGTCGCCGATAACTGCAGCGTTTGCGTCAGTCTTGGCGGCATTCGCGGCGGTCTCGTTTTCAATACTGGTTGCACACTGGCTGATTGTCTGGTTCGGGTGGTCGGTTTCCCAGTCCCCGATATTGGTATTTGCCTTATCAGCTGCGGCCTTTGCTTCGGCGATTTTGGCATCCTGTGCGGCCTGCCCTGCGTCGTACACGGTTTTGGTGACAAAATCGCCGGTCACTTCGGTTTTAAGGTCGTTGACGGCATTTTTGTACCCTGTTTCGATTTCATTCTCGCGGTCGGTCGCGCGGTCGGTCTCAGCGGTAATGCTGGCGTTCAGTTTGGCGTCCGCCGTCTTGTACGCGGTATCCATAGCTGCGATGGCATCCGCGTTGGTTTTAATTTTGGTATCCTGCGCGGTCTGGTCAGCGGTATAAATGGTCTGGTCCACCTTGTGATTGACCGCGTCGCGCAGTTCTTCGATGTCCGATGCCTGCGCGTCGATACGACCGTTCAGGGCAGTATCCTCGTTGGCGCGTGCAAGTTCTTCTTTCTGCACTTCCTGCGCGATGGTCGTGTCCGGGAAAACATCATCCCAGTCCGACGCATTGGACTCCAGAGCGGTCAGACGGTCCGCGTGCTTGGCGATTTCGGCCGCATTGTTAGAAATATTTTTCGCGTTGATGCTGATATTGGTGTTCTGGACGGTCTGTTCGGCTTTCAGGGCATCAATGTTGGTCTTGTTGGCGGTGATGCGGTTCGACAGCGCGGTATCAGCCGTCGCAAACTCATGCCGGATAGCGGCTTCCTCGTCTTCGGCGCGGGTCTGCTCCTGTTCGACAAGCGCTTTTACTGCGTTGTCACCGGCTTCGCGGGCTTCGGCTTCGGCGTCGATGCGCTCACCCAACGCGGTATCGGCGGCTTCGCGGGCTTCTTTTTCGGCGGCGTCTGCCGCCTTATAGGCCGCGTCAAGCTCAGAAATAGCCTGTTTGCGGTCGGTGGTCTCCTGCGCAATAGCAGCGGCGTTTGCCTGTTCCGCTGCCTTCGCCCGATCGATTTCCTCGTTGAGCTTTGCGGTGAGGTCAGCGACGGCGGCAGTCACGCCGTCAACGGTGGTCTGCCACTCGTCCATCTTAGCTTCCCACTGCTGCACCTTTTCGTTCCAGCCGTTGATAAGGTCCGTGAAGGTCTTGTTGTCCTTCTGGAATTGCTCGACCAGTCGGGACAGGTCGTTCACGGTCTTTTTGAGGTCGGCGAACTGATAGTTGTAGTCAGCGGTGCGGACCCAGTATTTCGTCTGGTTTTCGGGGTACTCCGGGAGTGCCGCACCCTTCGGCACATAGCACTTGCTGGTGTACATGTCGCCGTTGTACACAACAATGGTCAGGGGTTCGTACTCCCGCTCGTTGTCCCACTCCACGGGGTCCGCGAAGATGGGGACATAGCGCGCGCCGATGTACATGCTGGTGCCGCCCTTATAGTCCGGCGGGGGGCACACCGGATGCGGCGGGCATCCGTGGTGATGATGGCAGTCACCGCCGGGCGCGTGCGGTGCGCACGAAATGGGGAAATCGTTGCAATTGCAGTTTGCCATGTTAATTACTCCTTTCGGTATCAGTAGTAAACGACAAGGTGGCCTAAGCCGGGCTTGTCAGGGTCAAGCAGGGTGTCGAAGTGCAGGAACTCCCACGACGCGGGGATATAGGCGACAAAGTGCCCGTCATCGTCAAGACCAAAGAACACAAACCGCACCATCTGATAAATGATTCCGGTCATATTGGTGTTGACCCACTCCATAAAGGTGTCTTTGGCAAAGTCGCCAGCTTTCAGTTTTGCGAACAGCTGGCAAGTTGCATCTTTCAGCTGCGCCGTCAGAGTATCCAGACCGTCAAGGCGGGTATCCTGCCCGATATCGTGCAGCCGCAGCGTTTCGGTGTTGCTCAACGCCTGCTTGAGCTGGTTCACAAGCCAGTACAAGTCGTACTGGTAATGGTCGCCGGGTGCAGCATACGGGGGCGACGTCTGAAAGATAAACGGGGTGCTGATATCGGTATTCTTTTCGTCAGCCATTGCGATTTACTCCTTTCATAAAATCCCCCGCTTGCGCGGGGGTCGGTCAGTTAGTGTTTGCTGTTCAGCTGCGCAAGCAGGGCGTCAGCCTTGAGCGCGTTCGTGGTAAAGCTGTTATTCTTCCACCACGCAATCAGGGCTGCGACGGTGGTAAAACCAGCCGTTACCAGCTGTTCCAGCGTTTCCGACTCAATCGGCAGGGGGCTTTTGCCGCACGCGCTCAGAATCTGATTGACGATGGCAAGAACAAGAACAAGGGTGCGGGCAATAGTGCCTGCCGAAATGTGAAGGTCGTTCATGGCTTTTCTCCTTTCAGTTGGTTGATATGTTCTAAATCATCAATGCGATGATTTGCGACTTTGATTTGTTCTTCTATGACGGGGATTTTTTCAGCAAAGGAATTGTGCTTGCGGACTTCCCGCGTCAATTCTTCAATTTTGACGTCGGTCACCGCCTGCGCTTTGCTATTTGCAATAAGCACGCCAGCCAGAGTAACGACGCCAGATATGACGGCGGCGATAATGGCATCCACGTTGTCACCCCCTTAATACACGTCAAGACAGAATTTAGCGTGATAGTCGTTGGCAATTGCCATGTACACGTCGAATAGAACGGTTTCGCGTTCGGCGTCAATCATCTGTTGCGTGGTAGTCACGCCGATATTACCCTGTTTAACCCAGCCGTGATTATATGTGTCTGTGACTTTTTCTTTTCCCACCTCTTTTGCATCTTCATGCCGGATATCGTGGGCCTGTGTTTTCGTGTCGGTCGTGCCTTTGGTCGTGCCGTCCGTCCGGTTCCCGGTGGTCTGGTCTTCGTGCCCGTGGGTCTCCGTTTCCGATGTGCCGGTGGTTACGGTGGTGGAATTTGCTACTGTGGTGGAGTTTCCCGCGAAGTCGGTGGTTTCTTTATGCTCACCGTTTTCGGTGCTCTTAAAGGTTTCCTCTGCAACGGTGTGTGTCTGGTCGTCGGGCTGGTAGTCGGGGGCGTTTTCAGGGGAAATATCGCGGGTCACAGTCTGGTCAATATTCTTCGTGCTCTCCGTGGTCTTTTTGTCCGTGCCTGCAACGTCCGTTTTGTTGACGGTAGTGGTGGTGCTGGTATCATCCGTCACAGACTTTCCTTCGGTTTCCGTGTGCCCTGTGCCTGCGGTTTCGTCGTGCAGCTCTGTACTACCGGTTTCGTGATAGTCTCCGGTCGTCACCTGCCCGACAGTCTGCCCGGCCTTGCCGCGATTGATGGCTGTGCGGTCATTGCTGGTGTCGCGGTCCGTGGTGCGGATGTCGGTGGTGCGCTCCTGCACGTCCGTGTTCCATATGGGATTGTATTTCAGCTGCGTAGTGCTGTAAAGCTTTTCCCAGATAGGCATGCTCTCCATGCACCAATACTTAATGGCATCCACCATCCAATACGGGTCAGGGCGGTACAGCGGCGAAAGACCATGCTCACGCATGATGATGTGGATGGCTAGTTCGCGGTTCATGCCGACAGGCACGCTGAAATAACGGAACAAACCTTCCGGGATATCGCAAAGCAGCTTGCACGCCCGGTCTAGTGCATCACTGTTTTGGTTCGTGCTGTTTTGGTTCGTCATGCTCCCCCAGTACATTGGCATCTTCTGCGCCCCCTTCTCTCAGCTCTGGCGGTTCGTTGATTTCAATGCTGATATTGGTTCTATACATATCATTGCACATTTTAACCGATTCGTCAAGAGAAATTTTCCAGACTTCCCGGCGATTGTATGTTTCGGCGTCCGCGCTGGCGCTTTCATTCGTCACAAGCCGCTCCTTTTTATCGGGCTGCACCCGGATACCCAGCTCTTTGTAAAAGTCCTGTAACGTCTTGCGTCTCAGGTCGTACAGGTCAGGCAGGATAAAGTTTTTCGACAAATCACGGTCGAACTGCATGATAGGCAGCTGATACTGTGCATCGGTCTTGTTCATAACAGGTTTTTGCAGCTGCCCGTTTACTACAATGGCGGGTTTGCCGTTTTCCAGCTGTTCAAAAATAGTTTCAAGCGTGCGGCGGTCTTTGTCGTCTTTGGCAATAGCAGCATAAGCAAAGCGGCTGTTTACAACGGCCTGCCGGATAGACACCTCAAGCTGTTGCATTTCGACGGCGTATTTTTCAATGATATCCCAGACCCCGCGATAGTCGGGGGTCAGCTTGATAACGGCACATTCCGTTCCGATTTCAAGCGGCCTGTCAAACTGAAAAAACGGGGTCTGCACCATCATGCCGCGCGGCTGGAACTGCAAACCAAAGCCCGTCGGCGCACCCGGCTGCACAACAAGGCCGTATGTTTTAGAGTTGAACACAACAGCATATCCCATGCGCAACAGCTGGTAAAGAAATGCGTCATAGTCCCAGCCAATTTGCCCCGGGCCTGCTTCCGGCAGGCCGTGAATCTTATAGAGTGCACGCATGCGCTGAAAGAACGACCTTTCCCAGTAGTTGAGAACGTCCGTGCTCAAAGACGGGGGACGAAATCCACCGCACGCCTGCGTGTCATAGCTTCCATTGTAACACTGATACATGATAACACCTTTCTTTCCCTTATTCGATAAACACACCGCCGTCCATGGCGGCGTTGATGTAAGCGGTTTCCGCGCTGGTCGCCATAGGTGCAGCGACGGAAAAACCGCGCGTCTGGCAATATCCTGCGGCGGGGGTGTCAATTTTCATCACGGGGTGCCCATACATGCTTTGGAAATTCGTGTCGTCCGTGGGCGGGTAATACAAAAGTGTCAGCGTAGCAAGCATAGACTGCTTCGTCGCGGCGTTACCCGTCATGCTTCCCGCGCACTGCGCGACCGGGGGGATAAGCTGCATGACACTGCTGCCCAGACTGGACAGCGCGGCTCCCTTATCGGTACGGGACTGCCGCAGGCCGGCGCCGTAGTCTCCACCAATGGGCAGACCCATAAACGTCGTCGCGGACTGCGACGCCGACGAACTCAGCAAGCCGCCGCCTACCTGCAGGCCGATTCCAATAGCACCGATTGTCGCGGCGGCCTGATTGCCGGTCAAGCTGATATTGCTGCTGCCGATAGCGTATTGACTGGCGATGTTGGCGCTGCCGACATAACATGTATAGTCTCCGGCATCGACCTTTACCGATACATTACCATCCAAAAAGGATACAGCCCATGTAACCGTCAAAGCGTCGGCGTTGTTTACCTTATCGACCGGGATAGACACAGTACCGACAAAAGGCAGATACAATAGCATTTGACAGTTCATGCGTTTCCAGTCGGATACAGGCCACGGGATGGGGATGTAAGTAATTCTTTTGGTGCTGGTCTCCTTTCGGATAACTGCCCCTTGCACTCCCGTGTCGTACTGGCCTAGCGTGATAGACTGTGACGACCCCGGAATAATAGACTTTCGCAACGGCAGCCAGATACAGGACCGGATACAATCCACCGCCGCGCCGCCGTATACATAGTTTTTAGCAAAATACTTAATTGCTTCGTCAGTGACCGTGCTTGCTTGTGTATATGTTTCGGTCACTTGCTGGCTTCCGGCGTATGCACCGCCCGTAACGCCCGGCAGCGTGCCTTCCTGCGCGACGATGGTTGTTTTGGTTTGCGGCTGTGTAATCATTGTGCTAAAGTCGATATCCAGTTGTTGCTGAATAGCGTCAAGCAGTGATTTCACCGCGTCGCGGTCCATAACATAGGTCGCGACCCCACCTTTAGCGCCGACTGCCGACATGATATATACTCCTTCGTCGGTGTCGATGGAGTTAATGGTGATGTCAGTCGATGCCGTGGAGATAGTTGGACGCTGTGCCACGTTCTGGCGGCTGTCCTGAATGCGATAGCTTGCTCCCGATGCATCGAAATCGTTGTGACCGTACAGGATGTATGCTTTTGTCTTTTTAATGGAGTCCGCAAACGTCGCCAGCGGGTCAATAGCGCAAGAGAACTGCCAGTTGTTGGCATTAAGAGCGGTGATATCCTCAATCCAGTAGTAAGCGTGAGTCTCCTCAATATAGCAATAATTCCACTGCGGGGAGATGTTCAGGCTGTTGTACCGGACATAAAAGACAGGCGCTTCCATGCTGCAGGCGCGTTTCATGTAAAACGGGAACTTGTCTGGCAGCTCCGAAAGGGGGATTTGCTTTGTCGAGTTTACCTTTTTGGATACCTTGCCTAAGTGCGCATGGTAGCCATGCTCGATACCTTCGTTATGGTCTGCCATGAATATACCTCACTTTCCCATAAAATAAAACAGGGGGCGGGGTTAGCCGCCCCCTGTACATTCAGTTTGCCGGGGTTAATGATAGAACCTTTACTGTTCGTCGGACATGAACATCAGGATTGCGTTCTGCGTCGGGTTCTGCGTATAATTCATCTTCCAGTGATGCTCAGTGTTGTAGTATTCGCCGGAAATGTTGAACGGGGTAGTGTCCACGCTATCCTGATAGTAGGTGGTCGCCATGGCTTTGCGGTCATACAGCAGGCCCACGACATAGGGCAGAGCGACCTCGCCGCCCGTCACCTGTTTGCCGGTGTTCACGTCGAACTGCGACGGGATGCAGGAGATTGCCGGTTTGTCGTTGATGTTCTGCCAGAAATCGACACCTTCATAGTTGCCGAAACTCAGATAGCCCGGGCCAAAGATGGCAGGATAGACCCAGCTGCGTGCGTCGTTGATAAGGGGCTGATAAAGCAGCAGTTTCTGTTCGCTCTTAGGGGTGTGCCGCAGAAGATGCAGCTTATTGCCGCCGTCGTCGGTGCAAACAGGGGTCTGGTGGTACAGCGTGCTGCTGTTCTCCATCAGGCTGCTGGTGGTTTCCAGCCACGACACGAAAAAGGAAAGAAATTCCTGCAGATGGGTGGTCAGCAGGTCATGCGTGGTGTAGGTCGTACCACGGGCCTTGTTAAATGCTTTGGTCATGTTAACGTGGCATTCGTCGTGGTCAGAGTTGTACAGCGCGCCCATAAAGTTGATGACCTGTGCGCGATTCTCTGCGGTTTTCCACCGCGCAACATCGTTTGCGATTTCGATGGTCAGGGCGGCAAAAAACGCGCTGAACTCGCTCTCATTGGTGAAAGCGGTCTTGAGCTGGTTACGGAACGTGGTGTAGCGCTGGTTCAGCACCTTCTGCCCACCGTAGAACATCTCAAGCGGATAGCGTTTCTTTATTTTGTACATGTCAACGCTGTTGCCGTCCACCAGAATGTCGTTATTCTGCGCGGTGTTGATGAACTTACTTTCGTCAAAATCGCCAGAGAAGAAAGCGATTTCACGGACGAACAGGCCCCACTCCTGCCGGTCGGTTTCGATGCTGGTAAACCGACCCGCATAGGAGCGGCTAGAAATCACGGTGCGTGCAATCATGTTGGAAAGCGCCTGCAGGGTCCCTTCCACGCTCTGGTCAAGACACATCTGCCCTACCTGAATGAAACTCGCCGTGTTGATAGCCTGAATGGTGGCGGTCTGCCCGGTCACTTCCTTTACCAGTGCATTGGCAATAGCATAGATATCGGTCGGACGAAAAACCGACATGCCTTTCAGTTCAGGCATGTTTGTGCGGGATTTTGCCATTTGTTGCTCCTTTCTGCCATGTTACTTTACGGCGCTGAAATCAGGGCTTGCAGGCGCTTCGGCAGGCTGCACCAGCCCCAGAATGATATCTTCCACACTGGTAACGGGGGCGGGATTGCCCACCGTACCAGCGATCGGAACGTTTTTAGCGTTGATGGCGGCGGTCAGGTCTGCAAGCTGCTGTGCCATTGCCGCCATCGGGTCAGGGGTAACAGGCTGCTGTGCTGCAGGAGCAGGGGCAGCGGGGGCCGCGCTCTGTGCCGGGGTCGTGATGGGCTGGCCCTGCTGCGCGCGTTCAAAAGAAAGCATCTGCTGCACCTGCTGTGCAGTGAATCCCATCTTTCCCAAAGCCAAAATATCGTTGATAGTCATGTGAATCATCCTTTCCACCGGCTGGAACCGGTTCTAACATCGACGTGTGTAAAAGTCTTATAAATGCCGATGCCGCCGCTGTTCCCTAAAAAGATTTCAGCGATTGCGGCGACTTCGGCGGGGGTCTTTGTGCGGACGGGTCGCTTGTACTTGTCGTAGTGGCCCACCCAAATGTCAGCGGCCATGCCGTACAAATGACGGCTGTTTGCGGCGCTGCCCTTCTGCTGGCAGTTCCAACTGGCGGTCCGAAAACCGCTGTTGACGTGGACCGCTTCACCGCCGCACATGCTGCGGATGTTCTCAAGCAGTTCAATCAGACGGGGGTCTACGGCTACAAAGTCCTGTCCATCTTTACACTGCAGCTCCGACAGCCGAAAGTGCTTCGACAGCTTAATATTGCCGTCAACGCTCATATAGTAGACATTGACCATGATTTTCACCCCCTTTCTGTTTCAAAATGTTCCATGTGGAACATTTTGTCCCTGCCCTCAGTCGGGCCATGGAGCACTCTGAAACGCGGGGGCATGGAAAAGGAAAAGCCAGCCGCGCACCCTTCCGGGGTGTTCCTTTTGTGCGGCTCCCCCGCACTACTATCTTAGCATCATTTATCTTTTATGTCAAGATAGGATTGTGTCTTGAGCAGACACGGGACACTTGAAAAGTCCACCTGCCCCAGCATGACCATAGGACGAAACTCAGGACGGGCTAACTGCAGATTAACAGCGGCCTGCCGACTTGCGCCGTACCGCTCATATGCGGGGTGCGGGCTCTCACACACATAATAATGCGTGGCATCCATCTGGTAACAATACATGCCGTCATAGGCAAACAGCGGGACCATGCCCTTCAGCGGACGGGGCACGACGTTTTCCAGATTGTTGTATACAAACTGGTTTTCCATTGCCATTTTGTAAAAATCGCCCTTTCCCGCCAGATGTTTCATAAGCGCGGTCTGCTTACGCTTATCGGACACCTTATCACTATGCGGCATTGCGATAAACACACCGCTTTTCGTCATGCACCACTCGCGGCCGCTGCGGGACATGCGGGCCACGATATCAGTACACCCCAGCTGTTCCAAAATGGGACTTGAGATGTCAAAGGCATTTGCCAGCAGCCACATGCGCAAAGGGGGCTGCCCTTCAAGTTCACGGTTTCCGCATACAGTCACATAAGCATTCAACAGCGCTTCGCCCTCTGCCTTGCGTTTCGCAATGATACGCTCCGGGATAAACTCGTCAAACACTAAATCAGTAAACGCGCTGCCGTTAAAGCCGCGAATGCCTGCAATAGACGGCAGTGCCATACCGATTGCACATTTCTTCGGGATGGCAAAGTCGCCGTTTTCCAAATACTCACACGGCCCGATAGAATAGCTGATTTTACCAGCTTTTTGGATGCCGATATCATAGCCTACTTTTTTCAGCGCGTTAAAAGGGTTTAAATCAGGGTCAGCAGCCACGGCCTGCAATTCGTTCACGGTGCGGCGCATGTAAAGAAAATACTTGTTTTCGTCAAGCATGTATTTGAGTGTCCCGAACGTTTTACCAACTTGACGCTTGCCAATAATGATATTGCACCAGCAACCTAAAGCGGCGATGGCCGGTATGTTCACCCAGCCATCGCCCGTGTATAGGTCAAGCGCAATATCCTTGTTGCGCTTGCTCATATTTACACCTCAACTTCGGACTTATTGTCTTCAAACGCGGTACGGACGGCCTGTTCGACAGCGTCCTTCGCGTCGTCGGCCAGATAGACGCGGAAATTGTCGTAGTACTTGCCGTCCTTGCCCTTCTGCGCGCTGGCACTGATAAAGGTTCCTTTTGCGCTTTCGGCCAGACGCATGCCATACAGGTCAATACCGTACAAACGCAGGGTAAAGACAAGACAGGTGTCGGCGACCGGCCGAACGTTGCGCACAACAGCGTGCAAGTTATGGAGCATGTCAACGGACACGCGGGGCAGGTCAGCGGTGGAGTGGGAATTGGTTTTCTTTGCGAATGCCATAATAATTACCTCTTTTGTTACTTGTTTTGATGTTCTTAGAAACACCAGCGGATAAGAAACTGCAGGCCCGCAGGGGTTGCGCGTTCCGGGAAAAGCGCGGTCGGAGCTTCGGGGTAGATATCCGCAATATGGTGATTGTACGCTTTCAGGTAAATATACAGGTCATCAATAGACCGCTCCCCGAACGCGTGCGGGTCGTATGCAGGGGCGAACGGGAAAGCCTGCCGTGCTGCTTCCACCAGCGCGGGACGGGGCAGCGGCTGCTGCGCCCCCAGATTCTGCACCGCGTTCGTCAGCTTCCCTGCAGGCTCGAACACAAGCCCGATAACGTTCCCCGCGATATCTTCCCAGATTTCAACCTTCATGATACTTGCCATAATGTTTTTCCTTTCTGTCTTGAGTGAACGTTCAAACTGGATTGAGGCCGGATGTCCATTTCTCTCTTTCCACTATTATTTTACCACAACGGAGTGCCGATATGTTAACAAACTATGAATAAATTGTTAACAGTTTGTGAATTATCCCATTATTTCGGCATCATAAAGCAGGCTGCGCGGGTCATTTACACGGTATTCCCGGGGCGTCATGACGACCCATGACGCGGAAACCGTGGGCTTTGCAAAGTCCGTTCGGGTGCGTATCGACTCATCATGGTAGGCAAGACACTGGCCGCCTGCGGGGGATATTAACAAGCCATCACGCAGATTGTCAATGTCGCCTATAAGCGCCTTAACACCCGCAGTCTTGCTCACGCCTGCAATCGTTGACTCGACTGTCCCGTCAGCATCAACACAAGCATAACACTTAGCGTGCAAAAATTTAAACTGCGCCATACCGTACCTATCGCAAGGGTATTCGTCTTCGGCCACACCGATATATACCTTTTTGCCGTCCTTTTTCTCGACGACGCAGTGCCGCGCTTCGCACTGCGCCCGGATGACGGCATTGTAATCATCCATGGATGCTTGCTTCTCGCCCTCATACTTGCAAGAGTCGGTATCCCAGTAGATGACTTTTTCCCAGCCCACGCGCTTGAGCATCTCCCACAACTTAAGACGGGACATAGATGCAGTCCAAAGCCCCCACAAAAAGGGGAATTTTTTGTCTTGAGATTTGCTAACATCTTCGTCCGATTTATCGGACAGTGTCTTTTGCCATGCAGAGTGCGTGCACTCCATGGTGTCAGGGTTACATGCATACTCGTCGCGGATAGTCTTTTGAGCGCAAGCGCCAAATATCGTATTAACGCAAATTTTGGCAAACATATAATCAGGACTTCCCTTTTCGCTTTCCTTTATACGAAACTTATCGTAGATAGTACGCCGAAAGGACTCCGGCAGGTAGTCGAGCCGAAACGCTACAGACTCCACCGCCACGATGCTATCATATGTATATCCGTCGGTAATACGCTGATAATCATTGCTGTCAGCATAAACAAACAATGCATCCGCGCCCAGCACACGACCATTATCGAGCTCTGTCAAACCCCGGACATCGGGGCACTTACTAAAACTGATACAAGGGTCCGGGCACTCCGGCTTTATCTGCGGATTGACGATAAGCAGCTTGCCTATCCACCCATACCCTAATTTGATAAGCCCCCGCAGGCGGCTCTCCTGAAGGTCGGCGGGCATTGTGATGGGTTCCCCCGCCGGAAACTTCCAAAGCAATTGCTGCGATGGATGCGCCGATTTAAAATCATAGCTATTGCAATTGTGATACACGCGACCGGCCCGCCAGCGCGTACCGTGAGTATCACCGCCCGCCATGCAGTTATATGCAAGCCGCATTTGGTCGCGGTCAAGCTTGAGCGCTGCAATAGCATTCATACACTTTCTGTCCGGCAGTATCTCCTTCCGCACGACTTCAATGACAATACCCGTGTTAGTATACGGTATGGTGGCCTGATTGTAGCCGTGCTCCTTTTTGAGCCGCTCAATTGCTTCGTACAGACCTAGCACATCATTCACACAATAGGCAAACTCTGTATCATTGAGTGGAGTGTCGGGGGTGCGATACACACTATAGTCTAAATCGCCCGCCAGCTTTTCATGCATGCAACCTTCAGTCGTACGGGCCAACGACTTCTGAAAAAGTTTAAAGCTGTCCCGAAACTCAATACCATTATCAAAGCGCAGATACAACGGCTTGCGGCTTTTGGTATACAGACTATCGGCCAGCCCCCAACGCGCGGACAAAAGCTGCACTATATACTGGTGTTCATATCCCAAATTGTGTACATACAGTACAATTCTCTGCTTGCTGCTGATATGCCACTTATCGACCAGTATTTCCAGCATTTCAGCCCAGTCCTCAAAATAGCGGGGCACAATGACTTCGCCGCCGATACAGGTCTGCCAGCTATATGCAAATCCATCGGTGTCGCTATTCGTGGTCTCAATATCAAAGGTGGCCGTAACATCCATATACTTTGTCGCAAACTGCTTGCTGGACTTTTTTACAGTCTTCGGACACACAAGACGGGGCAGATATTCTTTTGTGTTTTCGCTTACTGCCACACCCTGCGACATCCTCATTATAACTTGCCCTTTCTCTCCAGCCTGTCCATGTAATCCAACAAGGACTCACCATGCGTCGGTTTTTCGGCTTGTTCTCGCCAAAATTCAAGCTGTTCATTAAGCACGTCTGTATTCCCTTCAACGATAGCGCTATACGCAACATCCGACGATAGCAAGCCCTCTTGTACCGCCGCGAAAAATCTTTTTACGTTGTTTGACCAGTCATCCGGCGAACCGGTAAAACCCTTTGCTTTTGCCGTTTCATAGCCTTTTGTCTGCTGCGCCCGGACACCGGTCGGCGTGGACGTTTTCATGGTCATAAAATTTCGCAGCTGCATATACATGTGCCGCAATGTCATCTGGTCGTCGGTCGGCTTGACCCGCTCTTTAAAACGTGGAAATTTCTGCGGGCGCTGCGACTTCGCATATTTATAAGCGCCAGACGCGGGGGCTTGACCGGCCTTTTCCAGACTGCGCAAACGCTGATTTGCAGCCTTCGCGGCCTTGTTAATGACCTTTACAAGCTCCTCTTTTGTAAGCTTCGTCGGGTCTGTCGTGCCCGGGCTGTAATAGCTCCAATCCTGCGGCTGATATTTCGGCAAATGTTCAGTACTTCGTGCCATCACTCGCCGTCTCCTCTCACAATAGCAATAATCGTCTCAACGACCATAATCAAAAAACCGGCGGCCGCCACAGCCCCAATTGCGACGATAAGACTTACAAACAGCCACGCCAAAATATAAAATGCAGCCTGCATTTACAAGTACACCTCAATTCTAAAACCATCTTTGACTTCGGTCAATACGCAATCCGCGCTATTCGGCGCAGCTGCGCGGATGCATTCATAAAACTCGCGCACTCTGCGCGGGTCCGTGTACATGCAACTACTGGCTTCCCTGCGGCCGCTACTGATAACATATAAATAAACCATATTCAAATCAAATACCCCCTTTTACATTTCTGACCGTGTTTATTACACCGGCCTTCACGGTGCTGAATACGTTTTTCTTCATGCAGATAGTCGTCATACCCGTTCAATGTTGTATACGCGGTCAACACATCATGTTCCTTGTCATAACAGGCGTCGCGAATAACAATATCCTGCGCATGCTTCGGCAAACAGCTGAAATAATCGTTAAACAGTTCAGCGCCGCCCCACAACACCCGGCATTTCGTCAAGTAGTCGGATGTGCCTAATGTGTACTTGTGATACTCTTTCAGCGTCATACTCGCACCCCCACAATTACATCATCTACGGTGTTGCTTCCGAAACGGTGACGGGATGCAATAATATACCGCCTGCCGTCTTTCTCAATTTCTTGCAAATACCCATATTTTGCATCATTGGTTCTAAGAACCTTGTTCAACGCCAAATAGTCATAACTATTTGGGCGCAGATAATAACGCTTGTAATTCAGCATACGACTTTCACCCCCTCAACCTCACTATCAAGCCCCGCATTGTGCAAATTCGTGTTCTGACGATAAAAGCGGATTGCACCGGTAACGGCATCGACACGGGACCAATAAGTGTACTTACCGGTGACGACCTTATAACCTTCGTACAACCGGCGCATGTTTTCGGAAGACATCTTGACAATTTTCATAATGTGTAGTATCCTTTCTATAGTGGGTGTATTATCTTCCACCACTATTATACCATAAAGGCCGGGCCAATGTGTTAATAAAGTATGAACAAATT